ATGGTCGGCGTGATGCATCCGAGCGCGACCAGTGGTCAAGCCAGCCTCGACGTCCCCGGCCTCGCCAACGCCGCGGGCATCCTGATCCGCTCGGGATACGATCCCGGCTCGGTCACCAACTTCCTCAATCTCCCGGTCCAGCACACCGGAGCCGCGCCTGTCACCCTGCGCGAGGAAGCCAAGAGCTTCGACGCCAAGAGCCACCCCACCGAATCGATGCAGGCCGCGGCGCGGAGGGCGCTCGAGTGGAAGCGCCAAGGCAAGGCCGGCGGTACTCGCGTGGGCCTCGCTCGGGCGCACCAGATCGACAACGGGGAGTTGATCTCCGAAGACACCATCCTGCGGATGTACTCCTTCTTCAAGCGCCACGAGGTCGACAAGGAGGCCGAGGGATTCGAGCAGGGCGAGGACGGGTTCCCAAGTCCCGGTCGCGTGGCGTGGGACTTGTGGGGTGGCGACGCCGGCTACGCCTGGGCGACGCGACTCCGCGACAAGATCCTGCGCGGCGAGAAGCTCGAGACCAAGTCGGACACCTGCGCCCACGGCTCCGAGGTGCCGTACCAGTCCCACCCTTTTTACGGGTGGTCGAGCATACCGGACGAGCGGTAAAGGCGACCGGCCGGGACGCCGAGATATACCAGGCGGCCCAGCGGTTCCGGAACGGTTTGATAAACCGCGAGGAGGCCGCGGTGGCCGACATCAGCCGAGCGTATCGAGCCGCCACCGCCCAGCTCCTGCGGGAACTCGAGGCGCTCGAGGGACGGTTGGTCGAGCGCGAAGCTGCCGGCGAACCTCTGGCCGACGCGGCGCTGGCCATGCGGGATCGGCTCGAGCGGTTGATCGACCAGCTCCGCGGAAGGCTTGGTGAACTCTCCCCTGAAGCGGTCGAGATTGTTTCCCAAGGGCAACAGCTGGCGCTCGAGTTCGTGAACTCCGAGACGGGCAACCTGATCCTGGCATCGACGGGCGACAAGGCTCGAGCCGCCGAGATCCTCGGCACGTTCGACCGTCTCCCCGACGAAGCCATCCGCGAGTTTGTCGGGTTCTCGAGCGACGGTTCCCCGCTCGCGGTATTGTTCGATTCGATCGCGCAGGACGTCCCCTCGGCGCTCCAGCTCACCCTATCGTCCGGCATCGCGCAGGGCAGGAACCCTCGGGCGGTGGCGAGGGACATGGTGATGCTCGCCGACCTTCCCCGGCGTCGAGCGGAAACCATCGCAAGGACCGAGATGATCAGAGCCGCGCGGGAAGGCCAACGGGTGATCTACGAGTCGTCCCCGGTGGTGGTGTCCTACCGCCGCGTGGCGACGCAGGACGCCCGTGTCTGCCTGGGTTGCCTGGCATTGTCCGGCACCATGCACAAGACGGCCGAGATCATGCCGTCACACCCCAATTGCCGATGCGTGATGGTGCCGGTGACGCCGAGCCTCGCCGAGATCACGGGAGATCCATCGATCCCAGACCTGCGGCCGGGAGCGGTGAACGCGGATCAAATCATGGCCGGCCTCGACCGTTCGGAGCTGGTCGGCATCTTTGGCCCTCGCCGCCTGGCATTGCTCGAGGAGGGCGTCCCGATCGCCGATATGGTCGAGGTACGACAAGATCCGCGGTGGGGGCCGACCACCAGAATAAAGCCAATCAAGGACCTTGTGGGATAACTAGGACATGGAAATGGACTCCGTGATCGGCGGCGCGGTCAAGAGCGACAGGCTCGGCCATGTGAAGGGGTACTTGGTCCGCTTCGGCACACCCGAAGCGGTGGACCTCGAGGGCGACTACTTCGGGCCGGAGACCGACTTCGGGTTCCCGGTGAAGGCCGGCTCGAGGGTTCCCCTGAACTTGTATTACCACCACGGGATGGATCAGAAGGTGGGCCGCAAATCGATCGGGACCGGGTACGTCAAGATGGACGAGACCGGGCTCTGGTACGAGGCGCAGATCGATATGGCCGACGAGTACGGCCGGATGATCGCCAAGCTCGCCAAGGAGGGAAAGATGGGCTTCTCCAGCGGCGCGGCGGGGCATCTCGTCGAGCGCAAGTCCACCGGCATGGCGTCCCAGATCGTCCGCTGGCCGATCGCCGAAGCATCGATCACCCCGACCCCCGCGGAGTGGCGCAATACGGTCAAGTCGATCGAGGACTACTACGGGATGGGCATGGAGGGCGAGGACGAGATGGACGACACAGAAGAGATGGTTCCCCCGCCGGCTCCGGACCAGTCCCCCGAGGAATTCGCCAACGCCGCCTTCGCCGACATGAAGTTCGAGATGCTGCACGAAGCCATTGAGGCCCACTACGAGGCGCTCTGCGCGGCGATCGATTCACTCGCGGACATCGAGCAGGACCGCCTGCCGTTCGTCCTGGCGCTCCTCGATGCGTTCGCCGGGAAGGTCGGCGCGGTGGCCGAATCCATCGAGCTTGACATCAAGAGCCTTCGGATGGTCTCCCCCGAGACCCTCCGAAACACCGAGCGCCGGTTGCGGGATGCAATCGGCCTCAGCCGATCCGATGCCAAACGGCTGGCACCGGAGATCTGGACCCTCCTGCGGGACGCAGGCCAGACGACCGATTCGGAACCCATCGCCGAAGCGGAGGTCAAGTCCTCCCCCGACTCCGAGCGGGACGACATCCTCGCCCGTCTCGGTCTTCTCATGGAGCTGAAATGAACGTCGAACAACTCAGCGAGCGACGCCAGACCATCCTGGCCACCGCTCGCGAACTCGCCTCGAGCCCCGAGGGCGACATGGCGCAGGTGAAGTCCCTGATGTCCGAAGCCGAGGGCATTGCCCAGCGCATCGAGGCCATCAAGTCCCTCGGCGAAATGGCCCCCGTGGCCAAGCCGGCGCAGATCGAAGAACCTTGGAAGTCCGGCGGTGTTGGCAAGAACCCGTTCCCGGGAACCCGCGACGAGGCCAACTTTAAGGCTTACGCTTGGGGCCAGTTCGCTCGGTCGATCATGGGCAACCGCAAGGCGGCCGAATGGGTCAAGAACAACCTCAAGGCCCAGTCGGAAGGCACGACCACCGCTGGTGGTTTCACCGTTCCCGATCCGTTGTCTTCTGACCTGATCTACCTCCGCGAACAGTACGGCGTGGCTCGGCAGAACTGCCGGATCTACCCGATGTCTTCGGACATCCTGAACGTGCCGAACGCCTCTGCGTCGACCACGGTGTATTACCCCGGTGAAAACACCGCGATCACCGCGTCCGACCTTACGTTCGCGCAGGTTCAGCTGGTGGCCAAGAAGATGGCCGTGTTGACGCAGGTCTCGAAGGAACTTGCCGAAGACTCGATCATCGACTTCGGTGCCACCCTCGCCCGCGACATGGCGTTCGTGATGGCCAAAGAGGAGGACCGCGTCGTCTTCGGAAACGCGTCCGACTCCGGAACCTCCGGCATCGATGGTTCGCTCTGGGCGGTGTACAACTCGAACGCCACCAAGGCGAACATCGCCAGCCTGGTGCTGTTCACGACGGGTCAAACGATCACCTATGCTCCCACATTGACCAACCTCGCCGCTATGGTCGGGCGTCTCCCCACCTATGCGTCGAATGCCAAGTGGTATATGCACAAGGAAATCTTCCACAACGCGATTGCTCCTCTGCTGAACGCTCTGTCCGGCAACGCGATCATGGACATCCAGAACGCCTACGGTCAGAATCCGACCCTGTTCGGATATCCGGTCGTCTTCGTGCAGAATATGCAGAAGACGCTGGCGGCTTCGACCCCGTACATCCTGCTCGGCGACCTCTCGGTCGGCACCGCCTTCGGCGATCGCCGCGGCGTCACCATCGAGGTCTCGGATCAGAGGTATTTCGTCGAGGACGCTCTGGCGTTCAAAGGGACCGAGCGGTTCGGCTTTAACGCGTTCGATCTCGGAAACGTGAGCGCCACGGCTTCGGCCCGAGTTCCCGGTTCCTTGATCGTGGGTGCTTCGCAAGCCACCTAATCCCCGCCCCCCATCGCATGATGGGAACCGACCCCTCCGGTGGACGCACCGGAGGGGTTTCTTCTTTGTGGGATAATCGGGACATGGGACTCACCCGCGCCGAAGCCATCGCCCGTGTCTCGCTCTGGTGCGACGCGACCG